TAGAAAGTTTCCGAACACAGTCTGCGAAGTTGTCTATCAGGCAAGATATTCAAAGTGGTGGATGGAAAGGGGAAAGAAAGTCCCAATTCGTCACAAGTGTCAGTTCTCTTGGTATTGTGATGGTAAGTCTGACGGCATTGGTGATTGGGATTCTTTTGACAACATAGCTATTGTATCCAGAGAAATCATTCTGGGTATACATGAAGACAATACAAATGGCGCAGTATATTATCATGCAGATTATGTCAAACCGAATTGGTCTAACGCCATGACGGTTAGTGCTGTATATGATAACCATATTTTTTATAGTGATTAAATGTCAACACACAATTTTATTGTAACTGGTGGATGTGGTTTTATTGGGTCTCATTTGGTTGAGGCCCTCCTTTTGCATGGACAAAACGTTTTGGTGATAGATGATCTCAGTAAGGGTCATTATAAGGTTCCTCATAAGAATGTTCAGTATCTCACTCAAAACGTATCAGATGTTTTTCCTGCTGGTAGGTATGATGCCATATTTCATTTGGCTGCGACACCCAGAGTAAGGATGTCTCAGAAGAATCCTTACCATACAATCAGAAACAATGTTGATAGTACACTGACTGTTTGCGAGTGGGCTAGAAAACTGAGAGTCCCTATATTCTTTGCCGCATCTTCTAGTACAAAGTTCAGTCAGAAAGATGCCAACCCATACACTTTTAGTAAGGCTACTTGCGAAGAGATACTAGAATTGTATCGGTCCCTTTACAACATCAAGTATCATATGTTATACTTCTATAATGTATACGGACCCAGAGAAGCGGACTATGGTGAATATAGTACAGCTGTCAGGGCATTCAAAAAATGCGTTGAAGAAAACAAACCACTGCGAATATATGGAAGTGGTAAGAAGGAGAGAGACTTCACTCACATATATGATGTTATAGATGGTATTTTTCAGTTACTACAAACCAAAAGAAAACCACAGGATGTGCATCTAGGTAAAGGTGCTCCGGTTAGTATTCTTAGTGTTGCTCAAGCTTTCAATCATCCCATAGTTCACGAATTTGACAAGCCTGGAGAAAGTGAAAAGACATTATGTGAGTCGCCATACTTTGAATGTGAATATGATGTAATTCGATATATCAAAGATTGGAAATCAGATTATCTAGAAACTAAATCAAAGGAAGAGGTAGTTCAAAATGCCAGTGAAAACACCCAAGTTAGACCCGACCCAGACGGACGAGTATATGATAACTAATCAACAATTTTCTAGTGCTGTTGAATTTTCTCAACACATCGAACGTAAGGCTAGTATCAGACAAAATTATATTGATGTTCTTACTGATTTTTGTGTTCGCAACGAGGTTGAGATTGAGAGCGTCAAAAAACTTCTAACCCCCTCGTTGAAAGAAAAGATCACCGCAGAAGCTCAGAATCTAAATCTTCTCAAACAGAAGAAGTCTGGTACTCTTCCCATATGATAGAACCCTTTGAAGTCTATCGGCTTTACTTAGCAATCAAACTTCACTTTACTACAAAGAATTATGATATTGTAAAGTACAAGGGCAAGGTAAGAGTCAAAGAGGAAACATTTCGCAAGAGAAAAGATTTGATCTCTATCAAGAAACTTGCTCGCGATTATAGCAGGGAAGAGATTATAAATTTTCTTGTTGCAAACTTTGTATCTGGTGAGAAGTGGGGTGGATTGTTTGACGTTGATGCCGCTAGACGATATGAAGAGTGGCAGAATAGAAAACTCAAACGAGAGTATCAATTCAAACAGGATGTTGATAGAATTGTATTGGAAATGGAGAAACAAGACATCGATGACCCATTTGTTTCTATAGATGGTAAACATCCCTTGACTTTTCGTCTCTTTTTTGGTAATATAATTAGTATAGAGACAATGACTATCTTAGATAAGATTTTCAACTTTGTCGATATGAACGCAAATGATATCTTGCTTGAAGATGCATCGATGTGCATTACAAAGTATAGACCATTTGTTAGGTTGTCGGACAACTTGAAGTCCTCAGCCGAACCTCTGAAAGATGTTATAAATAAGGAAGTACATCAATGAGTAAGTCAAAAAGTTCCAGAGGAAAGGAACAACGTATTCATCGGGTCAATAGTGAAGTTAAAACTAGGCTTGACAAATACAAACATCTAGTGTATGATGAAGATGTATATGATAGTGATGAGTTTGTCGAGTCACTAACAGCAAAAAGCAAAATATACAGTAAACAAGAACCGAAATAAATCGCATAAAAGGAAAAAACTATGTCTGCAAATTCACTTTCTGATCTCCGTAAGAGTCGTGGCAGTTTCGATACTTTGCTTAAGCAAGTTGAGAAAATGTCAACCACTACCACAGAATCCAATGATACCGGCAAAGAGTGGAAACTCTCTGTTGATAAGGCTGGAAATGGTTCTGCCGTAATTCGTTTCCTTCCCCCCTCCAAGGGTGAGGAGAGTTATTGGGTACGTCTTTGGACACACGGTTTCCAAGGCCCTATGGGTAAGTGGTATATCGAAAACTCTCTTACTACTCTGAACCAACCCGATCCTGTTTCAGAACTCAACACAAAACTCTGGAACACTGGTGCGGATGCTGATAAGGAGACTGCTCGTAAACAGAAGCGCCGTCTTTCTTATTACTCTAACATTCTTGTTGTGAGTGATCCTGCCAACCCAGAAAACGAAGGTAAAGTTTTCTTGTATCGTTACGGTCAGAAAATCTTTGAGATGATTCAAGACGTAATCAAACCAGAACTCCCCACCGAAGACCCAATCAATCCCTTTGATCCGTGGGAAGGTGTGGACTTTGCTCTTCTCGCAAGGAATGTTGCTGGTTATAGGAATTACGATAAGTCCAAGTTTGGTTCCAAGGTTCGTCCTGTTGCCGAATCTGACGAAGCCATTGATGCAATCTGGGCACAACAGTATTCTCTTAACGAGATCGTTGATCCTAGTCAATTCAAGTCTTACGATGAACTCTCACAAAAGTTGACTGCTGTCTTGGGTGGTGCTGTCGCTCCCGCACCTACCGTATCATCGCAAACCGATGATATTGAAGACGATATCTTTGTTGCGGAAACCACCGCATCAACAGAAACAGTTACAGTTTCATCATCTGATGATGAAGATGCCATGTCGTATTTCTCCCGACTGGCAGACGATGACTGATACATAGTCTCGTCTCTCTTGGGCGCCATAAATACTGGCGCCCTTTTTTTATCTGGTGAATGATGCATAGTATTATTTTTGGTGGCCAACTTGAAGATTTGGGTATAGAGTTTGATAGCTCGAAGGTCAGTATCAGACGATCTTCTGGCGGACATAAAATTGCCACGTTTCTCAGACAACACGAATACGATGTTGAAGTCGTTGACTATATCCACAGGTGGTCGCTAGATCAACTCAAGCAATATGTTGAACCCAGAGTCACGGATGACTTTTTGTTCTTTGGTTTTGGTTCTACGTTCTATCTCGACTCGCCTACGATACTTTCTTTTATACAATGGTTGAAAGAGACGTATCCCCACATTCCCCTTGTCGCCGGCAGTCAAAACAATTCTATGAAACACTTGGAAATGGATTGGTATGTGTACGGGTGGGGTGAGAATGCCATCCTTGCACTGATCGATCACTTCAAGGGTGGGCCCGAACCGATTCATGCAAACAAGACAATAAACTGTTACGTCAACTACAAATCTTTTCCCAAGGACGATCTCAGGGTGTCATACAAGGACACCGACTTTATCAACCCCAGAGAAATTTTGTTGTTGGAGTTTGCCCGTGGGTGCAAATTCAAATGTAAGTTTTGCAGTTTCCCCGTTCTAGGTGTCAAGGGTGATTACTCTCGCACGGCTCAAAGTGTGTACGATGAGATGCTAGAGAACTATGACAAGTGGGGTACAGAACACTACATTGTACTTGATGAAACCTTCAACGATTCCAGTGAGAAGATTGAGAAGTTTGCCAGTGTCATAGAGAAACTGCCATTCACACCGAAGATGACTGCATACATTCGTGCAGACTTGATGACCACCAGAAAACGGGATTGGGATAATCTAATCAAGATGGGAATCACCTCACACTTCTATGGTGTGGAGAGTATGAACCATGAGTCTGCCAAGTCTATCGGTAAAGGTATGGACAGTGGCAGAATCAAGGAGGGGTTGTTAGAGGTTGATGAGTACTTCCGCAGTGCAGGATTTTACAAGGGTCACATATCTCTGATTGCTGGACTGCCTCATGAGACGATAGATACGTTGCGAGACACTGGCAGATGGTTGTCTGAATACTGGAATCAGAATAGTTATCACATGAATGTTCTGATGATAAAGGACTTGGAAAACAATTCAGAAACACTGAATCACAACTCCGAGTTTGATAAAAAGTGGTTTGACTACGGGTATCGACGAGAGATTATTCCGATTGACGATATTGATTGGTCAAAGAGTAGAAACCCGTTTTATAAAGAATTGTATGATTGGGTTGCGTCTACGGGATACTATTTGTTTTGGAGAAACGAACACACAAACCTACAAGAAGTTATGCGTTTCTGTGCAGAGGAATTCAGTCAGTATCAGGCGAAGAATTTAATTGATCCATTTCTGTACGATAAATTCTTTATCGACCCCAGCGTAGAGTGGTCAGACTTTGCTACAAAGATTCACATGGAAAGAAGAACCGAACATGTGTTGGATCACGTTGATGGATATATCTCTAAAAAAATATTATCTTAGGTATAATAAGAACCATTATTCATAATCATCATAAGTTCCGCACTGCCTTGCGGGAAAGTTGTTTTGGCGTTCGCGACACTAACGTTGATATTTGGTTGGATCGGGGTTACTCCGGTAGACTGGATTTTTTGTCCTTCTGCGACACTTTGGCCAACTCCAGCAGCAAGCTGACTTGCTGTTTTCTCTTTATCTTTGGCTACTGCTGAATCTGTATTGATCTCAACTTTATCTGCACTCATGCCCAACATCGGAAGGGTTTGGTCTACTGCATCCATGACCGTAGTTCCCATCTCTTTGACCTCATCAATTTCATTTCCTACTCGACCTTCAAACAGTCTACCGAAGAACCCTCGTTCTTGATTTATGGGTGTGGGCTGAGTTGACTCAAATTGGGCTTGGGTTTCCGCTGTGGGGGTTCCATCTGCATTGTGCGTGGCACCAAACTTTTCATCCCAATTTGCTTGTCTTTCTTCCAAATCTGCATTCTTCAATTCACCCGATCTTCCCATTTGTTTGACGGGTCTTGCTTCTACTGAGTCCGCCGTCTTTATTTCATCTGCACTCTTGAAAAGATTTGCTGCATACTCACCTACGGCCTGCTGAACTTCATCCCATCTTTGTTCATATCCCTCACTATTCATTTCTTCTGAGGTGGTCGGGTCTCTACCGTCATGGACATCCATGTACACATCTCTAGCTGCAGTAGCTATGTCAAGCGCTGTTCCCGAAACACTGGGTAAGAAAATAGAACCCGCCTCCATCATCGCGCCTCGGAAGTCTCGAGCGAAAAGTTTCTCTACTGCGAATCCTCCACTGACAAGCGCTCCTAAGAGGGGTACTGCTTTTGCAGCTACAGTGCTGAGGCGTTTTGTGATCGCCTTAGCTATTTTACCTTTATTACTGCCAGGGGCATCAGGGACATCGTTTGCAGCTGTAGCAAGATCAACGGGTGGAGTGATTGTTTTGGGCCCACCCGCAGCTCCAGCAGCAGCTGGTTGCGCGACAGGTTTGCCATTCATATCGATGTCTTTACTGATGGGGGTAACGTTAGATTTCGGTCCAGAGTCAATCGTTGCTGCTGCGGTAGTGGCACCTCTGCCAGTAGCTTTGGCGACAGCTTCTCTAGTTGATTCTACTGCCGATGTTGCGACTCTCACTCCCGCTTTCCCGATTGCTTGACCCGTTTTGCTCGAGGCTATTTTAGCGCCTGCTTTCGCGGCCAAGACCCCGGCGGTCTTGGTGGTCTTTGGTTTCATCAGCAGGTCTTGCGCTTCTTTATCAATTGAGGTTTGTGCTTTATCTTGTTCACTGTCTGGTATCCCGTCTGCATTTCTGTCGGTCGTATCGCCTTTACCACCAAGAAACAGGGCGCCCACGCCGGCACCGAGCCCCAAAAATGATCTTAGATCACCAACTGGTTTATCTCCAGACCCAGCAAACATTCCTCTAGCTGCATTGCCGTTGTTTGCTACTGGTCTGTTCATCATAGAACCAATTGTTGCAGTATCACCTTTAATCGATACTAAAACTCTTTCAATATCTTGTAGTTGTCTTACTACAGGATCGGAACTGTCTGCATCTGATAGGGCGCTCGTTGCAGCGGCCGAATTTACCATGCCGGCACCACCGGCGCCACTAAAGAATCCTACGCCCGAACCACCACCGGCTCCCATTCCTTCTATGCTATCTTCAATATCGTTGAGATTTTTGTTGAGCGATAGTACACCAAGTCCTGGCGCGCCGTATTTCACGCCGCCACCTAGTAATCCTTTAACTTTTCTACCGCCACTCACGACAGCACCTTTAGCTTTGCCAAAGAGGCCTCTCGCACCGCTCAGTGCGCCGTCGCCGATGGCGTTTAATATTTGATTACCAGTTTTTGCGAGTCCCATTTTTAGCCTATGTGTAGTTGTTTTTTTCTGATTTCTTTTTGAGGTGAGTAACCAACATTCCGATGTAAACTGACCTCTCCCACGGCATCATATTCTCAACCTCTGTTAAACTATATTTATGTTCTTGCATCAACAAAAAGTTTGTTTTAAAATAGTTTTGCAGAGATTCATGGAAGAGGTTCATGCGAAAAAATCGAGATAACCATTCATGAAGATATAATTTTCCTTCCCACATGCCTTACAGTTAAATTCAATTTTGTTTTCCAATGTAGGCATTGTTTCATAGAAATCTCTGATTTTTTCAAACTGATCTGTTGTCATGTTTTCTATGAATTCCATTTTATCTTCTTCTGATACTTCATTCGCCTCGTATATAGAATCTTCAATATAAATCTTATCCAAACACGCGGCAGCCACCGAATAAATTTCTGCATTTTCCTCTGTACCAGCGATCTCTTTCAACTCCGATGCCACTGGGTATCGCATCTCTACAGTCATAGTATCCGATATTTTCAACGTTTTGGTATGATTCTCATTTTCAGTTATTGTAAAGTTGTTTAGATCAATAATAACGTCTTGTTTTTGTTCGCAAAACCCACAGGCAAATCGTGCCTCAATTTCAGAACCAATCGATAATTTTCTCAACTGCATGAATATACTTTGCATGTCGAAGATGGGTAATTCATCTCCATCGATTTTACCAAACGAACAGTTTGTGATAACCTGTTGTGTTGCCTTCACCATGTCTAGAATTTCGTTGGTCTCTGAAGCCATAACTAAAAGTTTTTCTTCTTTTACTAGAAACGGTCTGAACTGATGAGTTTCTTTCTTTGAATACACATAAATGTCTACCAAAGGATATTCTGTAATAGGTAACGCCATTATTAAACTCCAATTATTTTAAAAATTTCATGCTGCTTCCCACCACCTGTAGCAGAATGTTACTGATACTCTAACAATACCATCACCACCCTGTGCAACAGGAGTGATGTTCAATAATCTAGGAAACGCATGATAGAGCATCCAACTTGATTTTACCGCATCTTCTCGGTCCAATACTTTTACTTTTACACTGCCAGATGGAGCATATGTATCGTAATAGTTTGGTTCCTTGCCACCAGCAGGAATGACCTGATTCATCCAGTTTTCTAGATATGTTCTGGGAGTCCAATCCACATCGCAATAGAATGTGAACGCAGCAGATTCTCCAAAATATTCTACGCCGTGAACTCTGTTTTCTGTCCACATACCAACCTTAGTTGGGGCCCATAGTGCCTGTAAGCCAGGAATAGAAGCTTCCTCACAGAGAAGAGATGGCAATCTATCTCCTCCAACCGGACTCATTAATTCAATCTCAAATCTATTTGCTCTCGCCATGTCACTACTTCTGACTTGACTGAGAAAACTGTTTAGGTCAAAATTTGCCATTTACATCATACCTCTAGAGTCTGAAAATACCGAGGACTTACTTGTGTTAAAATCTTCTACGGGAAGGAATATTGCAGCCTTCCAATCAAGAGGGTCTATCCTGTGAAAAGAACTACGCATTTGTGTAGTCAAATATCTTTTTACACAGGGTTTTACTTCTGGAAATCTGGCAGCACTACTCAATAACTCCCAACTATATCTCATCTGTGACTGAGAAGTTATTTCTTTGTCATCCAGAGTTTCCAACAGTTTACCCAACAACTGCGCTCGTAAAAGA